AGCACCTGCAGTACTTGAAGCCTCTACTACCAATTGTTTTGCTTGGTTTTCAAGCAACATTGACATGTTGTTAGACGATTGTCCTTCCATTCCTTCGAGAAGTCCAGTCTGTCCCCACTTGCTAGATAATCTAGCTGCGTCAGACTGTAAGTTCTTCCAAGAACCAGCTGCGCTTTCTAAAAGTGTGTTTAATTGTGACATTTTTAAATTTACAATTTAAGTTATTAATTATTTAATACCAGCAAGTTTTTGCCATCTAGCTACTTGTGGATTTACATCCACGATAGGAGCTTTACTTTCAGCAATCATACCTGAGGCTTTAGAAGCTCTACCTAAGTTTTCTTTAACTACAGTTTTAGTTGCTTTAACTTCTTCTGTTAGTGTTTCGAATACTAGTTTTACTTCTTTTACATTTGATGCTTTATCAAATGCTTCTAAGACTTTAACCTTTTGAGACTCTTTCAAGTTTTTGGCTCTAAAGATTTTGTTTGAATAAAGAAGTTTAGCGTTAAGTAAGTTAACTTCTTGAAGTTCAGTTCTTAAAGCTTCGATTTCAGCCATGATTTCACTCACGTCTTCTTCTTTAGCTTCTTCAACTTCTTCTTCTTTAGCTTCTTCAACTTCTTCTTTTTCACCTTCCATAGTTACTTCTACTTCGTCTTCGATGTCGATTTCTTCTTCACCTTCAGAATCATCCATGTCTTCCATGTCTTCTTCTTCAGCTTCCATTTCATCTCCAGCTTCTAACTCACCAGCTTCAACCATGTCAGCAATTACATCTTCGATAAAAGATTTTAGATCTTCTTCAGACATTTCTTCAAGGTCGATTTCTTCGTCTTCGTCTTCGTCTTCAACGTCTTCAACGTCTTCAACTTCAACTTCTTCGTCTTCTTCTTCCTTGATTTCTTCAGTTTCATCCATGTCCTCAGCTTCAGTCATTTCTTCCTTAGCTTCGTCCATTTCTTCAACTTCTTTCACGTCTTCTTTGTCTTTACCTTCTTCGAGTTCAGCTAAGATTTCATCAAGGTCTACTTCTTCATCCATTTCTTCAGCTTTCGCTTCGTCCATGTCTGATTTGTATCCCTCTTCCATTTCGTCTTTAGCTTCGTCCATTTTCTCGTCGTAACCTTCTTCCATATCTTCTTTTTCCATTTCTTCCAGTTTGGCTGAAAGCATAGAGCGAAGTTGTGGGGCGAAAGTTTCTTCAAGAGCTACTTTTGCATTTGCGATTGCTGTTTCTTTAATAGTTTTAGCATCAGCAATTGCTTCTTTTAGCAAATCTCTGTTTGACATACCACAAAATTGTTTTGAGGAGTACGGTTATTGGGAACCGTAATAAGAATTAATATAAATGAAACGCCATATAAGAGAATGGCGTATTACAACAATACATATATAGGGGGACATAAAAAACGCTCCCCTTTCGGAGAGCGTTCTTCGGGTAGCGCCTCAATACAGAGGTATTAGTCTAAATAACACGTGCATGTATTAGCACATAATATTTCGTTAATCAAGCTGTTTAGGTCTTTATATGGGTCTATGTGGGCTTCTTTTCCCTCTTTAATCACAGACATATAAGAACCTGGGTTTGATGGGGTTGATACAAAATCCCAACATAATAGTTCGAAATCATCTTGTACCTCTAATACACCATCTCTATCTTCTAAAGAACCCATACCACGAGATGAAACACCTACTGTGATATTGCTTTCGATTAGTGCTTTTAGAATATTACCTGATGGGGTAGGTAGAATCTCTATTTTACCCATTACTTCATCTCCGTCCCACCACATATCTTTGATGTTATGTGAAACGTTTTTGAGATTAATTACTGATGATTCTGGGTGGTCTAACTCACCTAATGCTCTGTTTTCATCTACAGATAACATATACTTATCAATTTCTCTATCCCAAAGTTCTTTAGGATAATAACGACCATTACCGTTTTTAACTTCAGCAGTCGCTAGTATACCCTCAACCATAGGGTTACCTCTATCAGACATTTTACCTTCTGATAACATTAAACCCTTAGGTTTAAATAATTGAGTTTCTACTAGTACTTTTCTCATTAGTCTTCGTATTGTTCAGATACTTCTGATTCGTCAACAATCTCTTGTTTAACGTATTTCATACCACACATTTTTTCATACACTTTTTCCATCTTGGCTCTACGTTTTTCTAGATCCTTGATTTCTTTTTGCATGGCTTTGATTTTCTTCTTATCTGCTAACTCTGCTAAATCATCATCTTCGTTAACCATTTCTACTCTCTGTGTCTTAGATGAGATTAACTCATCAATAGCATCCATTTGAGCTTCCATAGTGACAGCTTTACCTTCTTTTTCGATTTCAGATAATTTAGATTCTATAGATTCTTTTTTAACTTTTTTCTTAGCTTTAGCTTTTTCGATTTTTTCACCTTTTTTAACTCCAGCTCCAAATGCATCTTCTTCACCTTTGTCTTTAGCGTCTACATCTTTTGAACCTTTATCGTCGCGTTGGAATTCAGAATATGCCTCTATTAAAGATTCAGATATCATATCAACTAGTGAGATGTTACTTTCCTTTAATTTTACTTCTTCCATTTCATCTGATTTCGATGCTTTTAAAGCAACTGCTTCATCTGTATAGCCAATATCTTTAACACCGAACGCAGCATTTTTTACGTAGTAACTTCTATCTTTAGCTAAGTTTTTAGCTACGATTTCTTTTAACTCATCTACGTCCTTGTCTGCATTCTTAGGATCTTTCATTTCCGCGTAGTATCCTCTAAGGAACTGCTCGCCGAATAAATTGTCAATATTCTTATCGTCTTTATAATCGAAAGAACTTTCTTGAGTTTCTTCAACATCTTTAGATACTTTTTTTTCTTCAACTTTTGCTTCTTCAGCTAAGAAATTAGCAAATGCTGTCTCATATGAAGTTTTGGTGGATTCAATCTTAGTGATTGGTTCAAACCCTACAAAATTTTCTGTAATGATTTGTTTTTGTTTTAAAATAGTAGTCGCTTCTTCCTTAGTAGCATGGTTTGTAACATGTTCTGGGAATAGTCTACGGGCAGATTTTAAAAACACATCAGCGTTTCCTTTACCTTCCTTTAATAAATTGTATTGTTCTTGTAGTGTTTTCATGATAATAAATATTATGAATTATTTGCTCCTGTTCCTCTTAGTCTAAGAGTAGTAGCTGTTATTGCGTTTGTTGGTACAAAAGTTAAGCTTCCACTTCCACCACCTGGTGATACAACTACTCCTGTTTTATAATTATCCTGTACTAAAGAAGATAAACCACTTCCTAAGGTATACACACCTTCACAGTTTTTAGGGGATGAAGAATCATAAGCACCATTACTATTAGGCACTGTCTCTAATACAAAATAAGATGAACCTGACAACGGGTTATCAATAATATAAGTAGTAGAAACCCCAGCACCTATATTTGATGGTTGGAGTTCAATACTTTGGGTTACTGATACATTATAGTTTGCCATTATTCTTCTTCTTGGTTAAACATCTTAATCATATCCTCAATATAATCTTCAGCTAAATCTGTTGAATATACTACTTCATATGAAGTTGGATTTTCTTTATAAAATTGTTCAGTTTCAACTCTGGCATCATCTACTAATGCTTTAAATTGAGCTAATTTATCCGATATAGTATCAAAAGCACGAAGGCGTTCCTGTTGGAACGCTTTATTGCTAGGATTGTCTTGTTCTTTTAATTTAAATCGGTACATTATTTTTCAAACAATTGTTTTACTTCTATACCCTTAGCTTTTTTACGTAATTCCTTTTTATTAACAGGTTTATACCCTAGTTTATAATAGTAATTAACTGGTTTTTTACCAAAAGCAAATGGTGTATCATACGCACCAGCAGCACCAGAGGTAGATATTTCATCTACACCCTTTATCTTAGCATACTCATCTGGGTGGTTATTACGTAAGTAAGTTCTTAAACTATTTCTTAGTTTAGATACATCTTTATAATAGTCTTGAAAGAAGGGTTCGTCTTTAGATTTTAAAGCTACTTGTTTAGCATCATCTAATAACTCAGATACTTCTTTAAAAAGTTCACCATAGTTGGCCGTATATTCTACAGACCAAGTCATCTGCCCAGTTTCAGGGTCAGTACCTTTTAAATCAGTTCTAAATCCTCCTTGATCAGCCATTTACTTTTTTAATTTCTTCAATTAAAGAAACGTATTGCATTAAATTAATAATATCATCACTTTTTACAGGTGATTTTTTGTCTAACTCAACTAACAACGAGGTAACCTCAGTTAACTTGATTTGGGTTACTTGATTGGAAACAGATTTATTTAGTTCTGTTATTATAGACTTGAATTCGTTAATCTTTGTATTGTAGAAATTCTTAAGTGTAGCTGTTGAGTCAACTGAGTTGATGAATTCTTTTAAGATTTCTTTTTGAGATGGGAGTAGTGAATCATACTTACCATTAAATTTTTCTAGTAATACCTTATAAGTAAGGATTCTAGTATCTTTATCGTAAGTTTTAAATTCTTCAACTACACTTTGTTTGATTTGAGATTCGTTAACTTGTGAAGCACATAAGTGTTCTAATAGAGTAACTTTATTAGAGACAATTTGGGATGTGTTTGTTATTTCTTGTGTGTTTTCTGCTTCAACTAGTGTATAAAAAGCAGCATATGCTTTATAGTGAGGAATCTTATGAGAAAAGAACCCCTGTGTGTCGTATGATTCTTTAATTTCTTTAATTAAATTGTATCTTTCTCTTTTAAGAGTAGTTCTATTTAATTTTTTAGAAGATTCTAAAAGTGTTTGTAATAATAAACTAGCTCTAGACTCTATTAAGTGAGTGTTCTTGGTAAGAGATTCATAAAGTTTTAATTCTTTATTTAGTTCTCCCTTGCTAAAATACTTTTTAATAATACCGAGTGCAGATGACTCAGTTGAATTAAGGGTATCAGCGGTTACTTGACGAACAAGCAACTCAAAGAGGATACCAGTATTTTTAAATTTTGAATGTTTAATCTCCATTCTCAAATTGTTTAATTATAAATATATGAGGATATATTACTCTTTAATCTTTGACTCATCAAGTAGTGACTCCTTGCGTTTATCCGCTGTATACACTAAATCTTTACTTAAAGATTCGATTAATTTTTTATTTTTAGCATATACCGTTTTAGCATTCTCTAAAGTTGGTTGGGTATTACGTGCTGGGTTATTGTAGTCATCTTTCATACCAGCAGCTCCCAGTCTATCTTTACCGAAGTTATCAGCTTGAGTATTGCGGTTTGTAGCCTTTTCTTTTGGTCTACCCAAATCAGATTTTTCGTTATACCCATCAGGCACGTTTCCTGGATCTGATTCCATTCTACCTTGACCATATAGCGAAGCTAAATCGTGTGGTGTACCGTATGATTTACCTGTCTCTAACGGATCATTACCCTCAGCCTCGATTTGTGCTCTTCTAAACTTACGTTTTTGGTCCTGGATGATTAGTTCTCTATATTCATCATATTGGTCTTCACTCAAGTGGAAGATATTATCATAAACCCAATCAGAAGGTAGTAAGTTATTCTCAGCGATAGAATTAGCTAGTGTAACTTTTTCAGTTAACAATGCTATTCTCTCTTGATCATAGATGATTGATGGGGTAGTTAGTGATAAATCAAAGTTTACTAACTGTTCATCTGTAAATCCTTGAGAGTATAAATGAACTAAAGCGATTTTATATAGTTCAGATACTACGATACGTTGGATTCTTTCTACTGTACGAGCAAAACGAATATCTTGAGCAGCTAATGTAGCTTTACCATCTGTATTTTCATCGTAACCCATAAATGCTTTTGGCACTTTAAGGGCAGCAAATAGTTTATCTCTTAAATACTCAACATCGGTGATACCATCATATTGTAATCCTGGTGTTGTATCTATTTTAGTAGCGCTATCATTACCTCTAACTGGTATGTAGAAGTCTTCAAGCATGTTTTGTACGTTATATTTTAGATTGTACTCACCGGTTTTTTCATCCATGTGGGGAGTACGCTTCATTGTAGAAATTGTTTTCTGCATGAAGTTTTCTACTTCATTAGGTGGGATACCACCTACATTCATATAGAAAATACGTTTTTCAGGAGCACGAACTATTCTATGAATCAACATCGCATCTTCCATCAATGTGTATTGTTTGAATAGTTTACGACCTGGTTCGATATAAGAACGTCCGTAAGGTAAGTAGTTTAGATCTGATAATAATCTAAAGTGTGCTACCTCATAGTTATCAAACGTTACTTGGTTTTGATTTTCTTGGTTTGGTGAGTAATAATAACCTGAACTACCACCAAAGTACCCTTCAGGGTTGTAGTTAAATATTACTTTAGTTGGGTGTTCGGGATCAAAGTTTTCCTTACGTTCGATGTGATAGGCAGAATAAGGGATTACGTTATAAACACCAAACTTTTCTGAAATCTCTAGTTTGAGGAAGAAATCACCATATTTACACATCTGACGAATCCAACTCCATAAGTTAAACTCAATATTTAATACATCGTAGAATAAGTTATATAGGATTTTTTGAATATCATCATCCGAAGAACGGATAGATAATACCTCACCCATATCATTTTTCAACGTAGATTCATCAGCTATAATATCCAAAGCCGAAGCAACAATAGCATCTGTATCCATTGCATCGTAATCCGAATATAGTTGAGTTCTTAAGTACTGGTAGTTAAGGTTGAAGTTAGCACCATGAAGTGAGGTGGATGATGGGTTTTGGTAAATCCCCTTAAAGCGATTTACTAACGCATTTGTCTCGTATTCACCCGAGGTTTGTATGCGGTCAGCGTCAATTATCTTTAATTGGTCTCCCCCTTGATTTCTAATGACTACGTCAGTAGAAAATAGACGTTGTAGTCTTGTAAATAGTGATTTATCTGCCATGATATCTACTTATATCGTATAAATATGTTAAAGAAGCCAACTAATATCCTCCTGCTTTCCACCACCAATATCTTGTTTATACGGGTTTTGGGCATTCGAACTATTAACGTTGTATACTCCTTGATAATTTGTTTTTATTGCTGTTATATTATTAAGTGCTGCCTTTGTTAAGTCAACTCCCTGCTGTCTAAACTTAAAAGCGGTATCACGCATAAACATAGCAATAGAGAATGACATAACCAAATCGTCATTGTACCCTTGCTGTGCTTCTGCTCTACCATTTCTCCAAATAAACACTTTCATTTCACTTACTAATCTCTTGGATTGTATTGTAACTCCTTTATCACTAATATATTCTTGGAACTTACCTATAGCCATAGGTCTTGTTCTTGAAGACATTGTAAATCCAGCAGTCATTTTACTTGTATCCATATATTGGTCAAAATACGAATCAGCTGTTATATTTCCACTTTTAGGTGAGTAGTAGAGGTTAGGATAGTTACTATCAATCAATACTTGTAAAGTAGCCCAACCAATATTAGCGTTTTCTACTACCATTAAAGCATTATTATATTCTATTCCTATACGATAAAGTAACTGACCATACTCCTTAGTACCTATTTGACCTTTATATTCAGCTATCTGAACGTTATTTTCAACATCTATAATATGGAACGCTGAGTAATCCTTACCATCACCACGAGCAACATCAGCTACAACCATATATGATCTAGAATAATCAGCTGGTTCCCAAATCCATAAGTTTTGGTCTACACCTCTTCTCTCTAGTGGTTCTTTAACATAAGTGTTCTCGTAAAAGTCTATGTATTCAGG